TGATGAAGGTGTTTTTGGTATCAACATCCATAAAGCAGGTAAAGATTCTACTTGGGTTGAAAATTGGAGTGAGGGATGTCAGGTATTCAAACGTGTTAAAGACTTTGATGAATTTATGAAGATAATTAAAAAATCGTCAAAAATTCACGGTAACTCTTTTACCTACACATTAATCGAATCAAACGATATTAAATAATTAAATCCCCATCTTAACAGGTGGGTTTTTTTTATGATACTAAGTTAACATCAATTTGACCAATCCCCGTATTTTTCAATAAATCAAATTTGCGATATAGATAATCACCAATACACGACATAACTTCACCATTAACTTCCCAACCATAATCATCATTTTGTAGTGCATACCCTAACGGCATTTCTCCATCATCAATAGTAACAACACCTCGTTTTATATCAACTTTACAATCAACTTCAAGAACAAAATGAGGTGTTTCTTCAGTACCTCCACTTTCATCATACAAAGTATAATCCACGATATCAAATTCAAAATTATAAGTCCCACAATTATCAATACGTAAATCAGTCCCTCCAAAAGTATCTTCTAATCTTTTATTAATTACTTCATCCCCAAGAAATTCTATAAACCAACTCATTGCCTTTTCACGGGCTTTCCAATCATTCTTAATCCCGACACTAATTAAATAAACCTCATCCCAATATGGTCTAACACTCCATATCAAACGTAATTGTTTTTTTTGTCGTTTTCTTACGACCTCTAATTGTTCTTCAGTTATTAATATTTTCATACTCACATTTCAAAATTGGTCACCACATATGGGGCTTGGAATTCAGCAACAATAAATCTAGAAATCCCTAATTCACTATCACTAAATATTACATCAAGTTCAGGATAATTAATTTCAGTTTCATCATATGTATGACGGGATTGCCACCATTCATAACCTGAAATAGCATCTTCAATAGATATTTCTTTTATTAATTCATCAGTTGTTCTGTCATATTGATAAGCCTTAATTAGTTTAACAAAATTATTTATCCTAACAAAATCATCATCCATTTCATAAGTAACGTATTCCGGGTCAATAATCAATATATCATAAACAGACAGATTACTTTCTTCATCTTCGTAAAAATTAGTTTTTAATTTAGTAACTTTAGATAATACGTTATTAACTATACTTTTAATATCCTCTTGTACGTAAATCTCTTCGATATTCTCAACCTTAGCTGTAAATCGTGAGTGTTCCCCCATACCCCCAAGTTTATTAAAAAAACTAACCTGGTCATCAAGTAATGATTCGACTCCAGATTGAGTATATGAAAGATTTTTAGGGTTCTCCATTCTAAATTTCAGAATATCAGGACCCATATTAGCATCATAAATACCAATAGGGTAAAATAGAATCCCCTCAACGTTAACTTTCCCTTTGAAAAATTTTGTTAACATTTTTACATACATCTCGTCATTCATAGTATTTATAAATATACAAATAATTTAAAATAATGGATAAAGATACTTTAAAAAAAGGATTAACAAAATATATCAATCGCATAATAAAACCAAAAGTTGATTATGAGATAGTCATCAACACCAGAAATACTCTGATGAATAGGGATGAGCAAATAGTTTACGTCCTATTCATAATTGACCATTCAAAGTTTTGGAGAGGAAATAGAAACAACCCCAACCCTAACTTCAGTCAAGAATACAATGATGAGGTGAACAAATTATATATGGATGAGTATCTATCTGAATTAGAAACTTCACTTAAACTTTTTGGTGTTTCAAGCCCTGATGTTAGACAAGAATATAAACATACTAACAAATCAATCTACGACCCACTTATTAAAAGTTTGAATAACGATTATAATGATGGTGATTTTAGACCCGAATTCTCACACTCAAGTCCCGCGTTAATGTTAGAGTTTATTGATGTCATAGATACAAAAGTTGTTCAAGAACAATTATATGATGAAGGGTTCGATATTGATGATATAGTATTTTACTAAAAAACCCCCCACCTTTTCAGATGAGGGGTGAGATATAATCTTATTGCGCCGAAAAACAAATATCAGGTTAGACGAGTTTTAAAGTTTAATTGGTGAACCTTGAATAATTTTGATAGTTGAACTTTGAGTCGGCATCACATTCATAAACATCGAACATCCCAGAAGTTAAGTATATATTTGATATTCAACGACAAGTCAGATTATATTGATGTTGTTGCGTTGTGAGTATCCAACTCTTCTTGCAATTGCTCAATTTCTTCTTCAATCATTTTCACTCTCACGTCTCTATCAACAATTGAGATTTCCGCAGTTTTAATTGATGGTTCAGTATTTCTACCATATCTATCAGTCACTTTACCTTCATTACAATCAATTTGAGCAAATTTCTTGGCCAAAGATTTCAATTCAGATAATCTAAAAATTTTGTCGTAAACACCAATGTTCGCTCTATGGATTTTGGTTTTAATGTCGATTAGACCTTCTTCTAATATCATAATGTTTGTCAAAGAAGACATTGTTGAGTAAGGTCTAACATTATTCTCATCAATTGAGTTGTACAAGTACACTTTTTTGAATTCATCGTCCATTGCTTTAATCAATCGGTTTTTTTCTTTTAACGCTTGTTTAATTGTCATATCTTTCGTTTTTGTTATAGTTAAAGGATATGATTTTTTTTTCAAGGTGTCAATAGGTATATTCGTAATTTACGAACTTTAACCTCCATTTCATCAATAATCATTTCACGAATCTCATCTTTAGTTTCTCTATCTTTAATTCTAAACAAACTTTCTAAATAATCGTTTAATTGACCATAAGCCGGCATATCAAATGTCCAAGATTCTTTATTTAACTCGATTTTTAAATTGTAAGTCCTATCACTATTATTCGATACGTAAGGGTATTTAATTTTATAAACAACAAAACCAACGCCATCATAATACAAGTCCAACTTAACTAAGTTAACTATAGATTTCGCAATTTTATTTTTAAGGTTATCATCCATATTACAAAGATATAAAAAACCCCCACTTTTCAGTGAGGGATTTAAATTATTTTAAAAATCTTAATTTATACAATGTTGAATAAATCAATTCCTGTACAGTATCAATTTGATTTTGAAGGAAACTCTCTTTAATTGACTTTCTTAAACTATCAATGTCTTTATCCAATCCTTTTAAATAGTTAATCACTTGTTCACCACTTTTGTAATCTTCAAAACCGTCACATTTATAATTTGAGATTATTCCGTGTTTACCTTGATAAGACTCAATTAATGAATCAAATAAATCTAAAACCCCATCATAATAATCGTTAAGAGCATTATGTTCGGCAAATGATTTAGTTTGTAAGTGGAAAATATGAACTTGATTCCTTGAATGTAATAATTTTGAAACCAATTGTGTAAAACTATTATTTTCACCACTATTATTTTCACCACTATTATTTTCAGGTTCGGTTTCTTCTTCCTGTTCCATTAACCTTCTATTTAAGATATCTTTTTTACTTATAATGTTTCCCATATTTATACGTTTTTACTATAAATACCTTCACTAATAAAATAAGCCCTAACTTTCTTACCTAATTCCATATCATTAGGCGTTTCCTTAATCAAGTCTAACAACATTTCTTTTAACTCAACCTCATTTTCTTGACTAATCAATTCTTTTTCATTTTTCATTTCTAACAAAATTTTTAGTTAAATAATCTTTATCTGACATTACGACGATATCATCGGTTAATTCCGTGAATAGGACATACGAATTTAAAATCCCATACAACCCATCAACTTCTTTCCAATAAATCGACCCCTCAGATTCTGGTGAATAATCATTATCCACCAAATACTGAACAATGGTGTTAGGGGATGTTGTCATAAACCCGTGAGCGAATCCCCTCGGTACTAATAACTCATCACCAGGTGTCATAGGGTAATATAACAAATTCATATACTCAGGAGAGTCCTCACGAATATCAACAATAAAATCAATTATAGTTCCCGTGATTACCTTTATTAACTTACACTGAGATTTCTCCCCAACTTGGAAGTGTAAACCTCTTAGAGTGTAAATTTCGGGGTTAAAACTAACATTACTCTGTAACCAATCCTTACCTTCAGAATTTAACGATAGTGGTGCAAATGTTCCTCGGTGGTCCACAAACACCGGATTACTTTTAAATTGGGGATATTCCATAAAAAAAAAACCTTTACCTAATTATAGGTTAAAGGTTTTATAGTATCAATTAGTCTTTCTTAATTACCAATAATAATTTCATCAAAATCAATATCTTTAGTACCATCAAAATCTTTTCTCTGACCATCAGAACTTGTACCTTTGGGATACATAAATTCATTAACTACCGATATTACACTTTGTTCTGCCTGAGCGATTTTACTTTCCATCCAATTCTCTAATTGTTCACCATCTTCCATTTTCTTCCACATAAGATAAGCCAATTTTGCAATGGTATGAAGTTGTTTTTTCGACATATAAGAACCTTCTTCTTGGTTCTCATTTATTGAGTTTTTAACTCGGTTAGTTAATCTCTCAAGTTGTTTTTCTGTTATAATGATATTACCCATAATCGTTTTTATTTATAAATATCATTAAATAAAAAAAGGGAGACCGAAATCTCCCTTTGGGGCCATAAAGGCACATCCACCACCTTGTTTACGATACAAGGAAACGACATTCGTTAAAAACCAGGTGTTGACTTTATAACCGTTTCTTGGACAACTTGTTCCATTTTTTCAGTTTTATTAGTATCACTACCTAACTCATCGTAGTATTTTTTTAATGTTATGAACGTAAATGCCACACAAAAAAATAATATTCCAATTATTAATTTTAAAATTATTTTCCAAAATCTGAATATCAAGTAACCTGACATTCCAATCATAAATAATATTGCTGAAGCTTCTGAACTCATATCCGTATGTTTTTATACAAATATACAAAAACTTTGGTTTAATCAACAACTTTTTTAAAATAATTAATTGGGGTTTCAAAATCAGTTGGGAGTTCATTGAATTCTACCTTCATTCTGTCAACAATCTCCTGTGTGTAGATTGGGGGAAAATAAGAACGTTTTTGATAATAAGGTTTCTCTTGGTCCTCCGCATAATCAATTATTTCTTGTTCAGCTCTTTCAATTTCCCTTTTACGGCCATTATATAAACTCCATTTCTCATAATCCTCAAGTGACTTAATAATCATAGTATCACCATAATTACTGAAATCCTCACCTAAGTCAGTATTCGTTGTGTAAACATCAACAATACCATCGTCACCACCATATTCATAACACAATTCCTGTAGTGTTGACAAATTTTTTACGCTTGATTGAATCCAATTACGACCATAAGACCTAACCTTACAGATGTAGATGTGTCCATCAGAATAATCAGTGATTAAACAATTAATCTTATATTTTAGTTCAACTAATTCTTCAATCGAACATTTGGACACATCTACTTTCATTTCTATAAGTTTTTTGGTTGTTGGTTATTATATCGTGTTGTACTATTATTATTTAATGTTCAAGAATGTTCCTGAACCACCCGCCATTGTGGTCGGTAATTGCCCATCCCATTTCTCAATTTTCTTGTATTCAACATACAAAGGTGTTAACTTTTGTTGTGTTAAATCCATCGCCCTTGCCTTAGCGGAAGCGTTAATGATTGTCTCAGCAGAGTCAGCCTTAGCGACCGCGATTTTACGTTGACCATCAGCCTGAGCCGCAATTGCTTGTTGTTTAGACGCTTCAGCTTGTTGGATAGCCTTTGTTTTTGCAATAATAGATTCTTGTAATGCCTCAGGAGGTGTGATGTTTGTTCTCAACTGAGATACGTCAAACCATCTAATTAATCGTTTATTACATTCAACTATGATATTAGACTCGAAGTTTTCACGGTGGTTAAAGATACTATCCACAGACCAAGTATTCGCCACGTCATTTACCGCTCCAACGATTGCGTTTTTCAACCATCCTTGTTCGACTTCTTTAATCGGTAGTCTCAAGTTTTGGAACATATCCCCAACTCTATTTGATTTCAATGAGTAGTTAAATGTAGGTCTAATAGTTGTGGTAAACCCACCTTTAGTAATTACAACTTGGTCGTCATATTCGATATGTTGTTGGAATACAGGAAACTCAAACATATTTTCGGTCCAAGAGTTATAAACCACCCAACCTGTCTTGTACTCATACTTTGAAACTCCACGTTCATCACCCGTTAAATTCACTTTAATCCCTACGTTACCTTGGTCAACTCTTTCTGTTGAGAATGGTTGGACAAATGAAATGATAACCCCTAACACTGCGATGATAATCCCGTTTCGTAATTGTACGTCATCGTTATTTGTTATCCCTCTAATAATTGATATCGCTCCGATAACCAATGAAATCACTAATAAAATAATTGTAATCATAATTTTTCTTCTTCTTTTTTTGTTAATAAATTTATCACATATACCCCAATCGTTTTTATCTGAAACACAGAATAAAAAACCAAAAAGAACATACTCACTATTTGTAAAAACACCGGAAACTCTCTACTGATAACATATTCGAATATCATTGTGAGAACACTGATGTAGATAATTGTAGAGGCTAGAACCATCCAACCATTACTACTAATTCTTAAACTTTTCATTTCATAACTTACACTTTTTTTAAATTGTTATTAATACTACTTATTCTATTTCATAAAGTCAATCAGACTTTCTTCATCCAAAGATAATAATTTGTTTGGTTACTTGTACCAGGTGTGATGTCAATAAATTTCAAACCCTGAATATCACCACTCACCAAATTGTATTGATATATTGTCCCACTTAAATATCCCCAAGGTGTTCCGTTCATTGACAAGTTAAACCCGCCACCTGTATAATATAATGAATAATTTGATGTGTATCCATTAAACTTATACGTTGTATTAGTAATAAATTTTAACGTATCGTTGTTCGGGTTAGGATTTCCTATTCCTCCAATCCTAACCCCCGTTATAACCCAAGTTTGACCTACTAATGTAGGTATTGAATCCTGTGTTGTATCATTGTTATGCGGATATGTAATTACAGGTGGTGCCACCGATGGTTGGGGGTTTTCTTTGATACACGAAGTAACCCCCAACATTAACAATATATAAATTAGTATCTTCATATTACTTAGTAACTAATGCTTCGATTTTACTTTTCATATGGTCAGCCAAGTCGTAATCATTTGTTTTAGTTACGATGATTGACTCACATAGATATTTGTATGGTACGTTGATTAAGAAATCTGTTCCATTGAAGAACGTTAAATCGTTTTTCAACTCCAAACATCCGTGGACCATTTTTAGGAATAGTTTGTATTGTATACCGTCCACGAATGTTTCATTTAATAAAGGTCCGAACTTCTCGTTCTCAATTCTAATGTTGTATGTAATTGTCGTCATAATTTTTTCGTTTCAACAAAGATATAAATAAAATTCAATTAACACTCAATTATTTCTGCAAAATAAAATGAACCCCCATTATCAATATATAATTCTTTCTTGAAGGTAACCTCATCCCCGTCTTTATATGTCAAACCCTCAGTAAACGGGTCCAACATTAATTCTTGATAAAATGTTCTCACAATATTTTCACCACTACAAATGGCGTATATATTCTTGGGGGAATGTTCTACATAGAACCCCTTATCTTCATTAAATCTTATAGTACCTTTCAACATATTAGTAATTTGTTTTATGTTTATCCTTACGGGTGTATTTTTTTCTATTGCGATATACATTAGGTCTAGTCGCCATCAAAATTTCTGTTTGTGTTATCTCAATTGTTCTCATAATTTCTATTTTTAACAAAGTTATAAATTAAATTCAAAGACCACGCATCATTTCACGATTAATATCTTTTTCTTTTAGTGAATTTCTTTTATCGTATAAGTTTTTCCCTTTAGCCAAAACGATTTCCATTTTGATTAATCCCCTCTCATTACGGAAAACTCGATAAGGAATGATTGTTAATCCATTGATTAACTCTTTCTCCAATTTTCGGAGTTCTTTCTTCTTCATTAAAATCTTACGTTCCCTACTTGGTTCGTGACTATACGCAACATTATTACTTGTCACGTTCATACCCTTAACGTATAGTTCACCACTCTTAAAATAACAATAGGTATCCACCATCGAAATCATACTATTGGAGATTGCCTTAACCTCAGACCCCTGAAGTTGTAACCCAACAATAAATGTCTCAATAAAGTGATACTCAAACTTAACCTTTCGGTTTACTATGTTAACGTTACCTTTCATAAAGACAAATATAATAAAAAACCCCAATAAAGTTTAATTTATTGGGGAATTAATATTACCATAGTTAGAAAGGGGTTATGGTTTTTCGTGTAAAATATAAATATATCAAAATTTTAAAAAGTTTTGGATATTTATGAATATGATAATTAAAATTAACGATAATAAGTTTAAAGTCAAAGTAATGATAACTTCTAAACATACACAACAAGGTATGATGGATAAAAAGTTTGACAAAACATTTAATGGTATGCTATTCTTAATGAAAGAAGGAATCCATTGTTTTTGGATGAAAAATTGTATAATACCATTAGATATTATTTTTATTAAAGATGGTAAGATTTTCAACATCCACCACAATTGTGACCCTTGTAAATCAAAAGATTGTGGAAACTATTGTGGTGAAGGTGATATGATATTAGAAGTTAAAGGCGGTACGTGTAAACGTTTAAACATTAAACTTGACGACACCATCCAATTTTAACCTTCGTTAATTTTACTTTGAAGAACTCTTACGAATTCATCCTGAATCATTCTTGTAAATTGTTTAGTTGCCTTCTCATCAACGTTTTTAACATACATAGCATTTTCATCCCCTTCATCAGGTCTTTGTGAATTTTTACCTAAATAATTAAGACCCGAAATATTGGTAATACATTTATGACCACCACTATTTTTATCAATAATATCCCAAGCACTTATATATATATTTTCCAATAACGCTCTTTGTTTTTCACTCAAAGATTGATATGGTTTTGACATAATTTCACCAATAATAGTTAACAACTCTCGACCATTATCAATTGTTTTAAACTGACTACCATAAATCGCAACAAAATCTTTAAATGTGAAACCAACAGATTTTTTGTTAAACTCCCTACTATTTTCTGAAACCCATTTAAGTGTTGATAATGACACAGGTTTTTCCATTAATTTTGTTTTCCATTTTAATAAAACTTCATCACCAATTTTACCTAAATCAACACCTTTCAATGCTCTTTCTTTTTTATATGGATTACAAGACGCTTGAACCAATCCCATATCCCAACTAATTACAAAGAAATCAGCATCAGGGTTATTTTCAAATGGTGTGTATCTATCAAATGAACCCGGTAAAAACATATCACCACCACCATATTGAACAATAACATTCCCGATGACTTTAACAAGGGGAGAATTTTTCATTTTGTTAATATAAATGTCTTTGTGTTTCTGTAATTTTTCAACACCCGGGTAATTTTTCTCAACCATAATACGTTTAATATTAAGTAAGATATTCAATAATGAAGGTGTTGATGTCATTACTAACTCTTCTAAGAATCCAGGTTTACTTTTGAAGGCTAACAATAATTTGTTTGTTACAAACCCCAACGCCATTTTATTTCTCTGTAAAGATTTGTCTTTATCTAATTTCCATAAATAATTTATCACCTCATCAGTACTAATATCTTGAGGTGCAAAATTCGCAGAATCCACAGTCGATATTAATAAAATGTCCTCATTTGGAAATAAATCTTTTGGTGAAACAATTTGTGACATAGTCTCAGCATTTGACCTTGAGGACCTGAAATTTTTTGATGTACCGGCTTCAACACCCGCTTGACTATCGTGATGGTCAGTGTGAATAGTAAACATTGGTTTACCGTGAGCAAAATCAACCAATACCGCCATAACATCTTCAGTGTCAGGGGCACTTATCGCCCATTCTTTTGAACCATACTGAGTGATTTCAGAATCAACTGTCTTAATTCCATATTGAGCCAAGTACTCTTTCATTGCTATTGCGGTAGTCACACCATCCAAATCTTGATGAAAATATATCTTAGCCTTTTGAAATCTTTTGGCGATATCTTTAATATTTTGTATTCCAGATTCCTTTAATAATTCTCTTTTCATATTATATAATTATGCGAACATACGCCCAAGAAACATATCAAGAGGGTTAGATTTATCTGATGTTGGTGCCGTTGGTGTTACAGGCGTTATTGTGTCAGCACCTGCATCTAATTCTTCAGTTGCGAAATCTTCCGACCAATTTTTTTGTGCGGTCTCAGTTTCATTGTACTGATTAACTCTATCATCAATATTTGGATATTTTGCTATTAATTCATCAGGTGTTGTTTTTGAATCAACAATCCCTAAACTATCTAATAACCCTAAATACCATTTAGTCCTTCTCATTAATGACCTTGTCGCCGGATTACCACCTAATAAACGAGGTGCTCCCGCTGCAAATTTATTCCATAATGGAACATTTTTAGCCGAAATATATTTAAAGTATTTATTTTTAAACCCTCCATAGTCTTTGAAAGTTTTAAATGTTGATTTAAGAGATTCTTTTTCCGCAGTTTCTAAACCTTTAGCCATTTTAGAACCAACTTTAATCTCTTTACCCGCATTTACGAAAAGTTTTATATATTCCTGAACTAATCCAGCAATTCTACCGATAAAAGGAAAACGACCAATTGACTGACGTAATAATTTTACTAACTTAGAACCCCAACTCGGTGCTTTCTCAACAAAACTCGCAATAGGACCACCAGCATTTTTAGCGGCTTCAGCTAATTTAACAGCATCTTTACCCGCTGCTGCATATCTAAAACCTTTAACGGCGTCACCACCTAATTTTAATAGACCAACGACAGGTTTAGCAATAACATCACCTAAATAAGGTATTACCGAAATCCAAGATAATATAGCAAATAATTTATCATCTTGTTTCCAATAACTTATACCATTAACTAAATCAATAACACCTGTTGGGTCAAAAACACCAGCAATATCACCAAGAGTATTCCATCCTGTTGATTCATTAATAAAATTTGAGTTTTCAGGATAAATGACTTTATAAAATTCAACAACAAATGTTTTTTCATTTTTAGTTAAAGTCCTCCACTTTTCATTAATTATTTTAATTTGTTCTTCTCTATGTATTTCCGCAACTCTGAGATTAAATTCAGACTCATTTAAAATAGTACCTTTCATAATATATTTATTTAATAAATATTATGAAAAACAAAAAAAAGGAACTTATTTAGTCCCTTCTTCAAATTCCATTACAGATTGTTTCTTTTGGTCAACAAACCCTTGTACTCGATTTCTCGCAATCTCAGCATAATTTGGCGATAATTCAATCCCAACCCATCTTCTATCCAATGTTTCTGCGGCAACCATACTTGTACCTGAACCCGCAAATGGGTCTAATATTATATCATTTTTATATGACAATATTTTAATGGCTTTCGTTGGGATGTCCATTGAGAATGTCGCCTTAGTTAACGACCTAGTGTCTGCAAAATACTTCCACTGGCCAAAAACCAATTCCATAAACTCTTTTTTATCCGTCTCTTCATAGACAACTTTCTTTTTAACGCTACCATCTTCTTGTTCAATTTCAGTTGGTGTCCCCTTCCATTGTGGTTCACCTTTAACTATTTTAATATGTTTGTGTTTGTATGCTAATATAACACACTCTTTTGGATTATAAATATATGGGCTAGACGGGGACATCCAACTACCCCAAGCAGTTGTTTTACTTCGATGAGGTGAATCTTCTTCTAAGTCAACAATACCGAAGAACTTATATCCGATTCTTTTCATTACTTGATAAACTTCAGAACAAAAGAAAATTCTACCACCTTTGTCTTGTCGGTTTATTTCGTATGGTATGTTGATAGCAATTCTACCATCATCCTTTAATATCTGATAGGCTTGTGTTAACCATTCTGTGGTAAACTTTAAATATTCTTCAAAGTACATATCATCATCGTGTACGTCATAGGCAATACCAACACCGTAAGGCGGCGATGTAACAATTAGGTCAATTGAATTGATTGGCATATCCGCCATAACATCAATACAACTACCATTTATAATTTTTCCAATATATTTTTCCATACTCAATAATAGATTTTTTCGGTTGAATTGTCAACTACCAACAAGTAATTATTATAATACCGTTACCACCTTCACCACCATTTCCACCGGCAGCGTTTTGAGCAGAACCACCACCACCTCCACCTGAACCGATACTACCATCACCTCCAGAACCACCAACTCTTGATGCGGTACTTGATGAACCACCGCCAGCACCACCTGTAAAGTATAATGGGACAGGTGAACTTGAATTTGTTGTGGGAATATTCTCACCAAGACCTCGACCACCTTCAATTAATCCTATGGTTGCTGAATTTGCGGTTCCACCAATAACTGTTGGGATAATACCCGTTCCCGTTATGTTACCACCATTCGCAGTTGCACCACCCGCAGAGTTTCCACCTCCGCCGGCACCACCTGAAAGAGGTATTGTTAAAGTAACTGAGGTCCCTATCCCACCGGCTGACGACCCACCAATAACACCCGCTTGTCCTGCAACAGGAAATACTTGACCTAATTGTGGGAATATAAATGAGGTATAATAAACCCATATAGTACCTGCCGCTCCAGCCGACCCTGTAAGACTTGATGTTCCACCACCACCACCTGTAGGTGCAGTGTCACCATTTTTTATTAACACCGCAGTAGTTGCCGTTGATGGTATTACTGACACATATGAATGTTCACCTGAACCACCAATACCACCATTACCATTAACAATCCCACCTAAACCACCGGTTCCACCTTTACCAACTTGAACGAATAATGTGTCAGGTAATAATGACGCAGGAAAAACACCTAATGAGAAAGCGGAAGAACCTCCACCGCCACCACCACCTCCGGAGTTATTAGAATTCCCACGGCCACCACCTCCACCGGCGCCACCACCAATACATAAAATATTGACGAATGACACGTTATTTGGTTTTGACCAAGTTTCCCAACCTGTTGCCCCTGATGAGTTAGTCCTAAAAATTTGAGAATTAACACTTTTATCGGGTATGTTAAATATATCTATCATTATTAATTACCAATATGTTATTATGACTATTCCGTCACCGCCTCTACCACCATTACCACCTGAGCTAGTGAAAGCGGCACCACCACCTCCACCACCACAACCATAAGCTCCGGCACCACCGATACCTCCATCAGAAGAACCTCCACCGGCACCACCTAAGAATACTAAAGGTTGTGTTGAGTAACCAACATTGTTTGGGTTAAATGACATATAACCACCACTCCCATTACCCCCTGGAGTTGTACTTGTTGCTGAACCACCTGCAGGTCCTCCTGTCATTGTTGGTATATTACCACCAGCGGTAACCGCACCACCAACTTGTGCCGTACCACCATTCATTCCCGCTCCCGCGGCTCCCTGTGAGGTTATACCACTAAGAGTGATTGAATTTGGAATTGGGGTTGTTTGTCCTAAGACACCAACTAATCCCGGAAAAGTATATGTTAAACTAAATTCACTAAAAATATTACCCGTTGGTGTCCATACACTTCCCGCAGTTCCCGCAGTCCCACCATTTAATCCTGATGCTCCACCACCCGCAGCTGCAGAACCACTTTGGTATAGAACATTTGATGCGGTTTTACCTGTATCAGGTGTAATCATAACATATGATAACGTAGCGGCACCACCATTACTATTAGTCGCTCCACCAATCCCATTCGAACCACCATTACCAACTTGAATATATAACATATCAGGTAAGTAAGATGCCGGAACTAAAATCGTTATACCTCCCGATGAACCACCTGAACCACCACCACGTCGTGCGGTTGCAGTACCACCCCCTTGACCACCGCCACCTCCACCACCTCCACCGAGGATTAAGAAATGTACAAATTTACAAGTTGGGGGTTTATTCCAAGTATGAAATGAGTTCACACCATTGGCAAAATAAACTTGTCTTTGTTGACCACCGTCAACTATATTAAAAGTGTCTATCATAAATTAACTATATGTTATTAATACAAACCCATCACCACCTCGACCACCGATTCCCGCAGTTGAGTTACCACCGGCTCCGCCACCTCCACCACCGCATCCGAACATAGCATCTCCACCTTTACCTCCAATACCTAAAGTTTGTGAAGCGGCACCTCCACCAGCACCTCCACTAAAGAACATTGGTGTTTTAAAGTTTGGACCTACAAAATTTTCTCTTGTTGCGTATCCACTATTACCTGGAGATGCGGTCGCACTCTGAACCGCAGTATTGGCCCCTCCTGATATTGTGGGGTAGTCTAATATACTCGCAATACTCCCTGAAGTCCCAAGAGTACCAACAGAACTACATCCCGCTCCACCGGCACCACCTGTAAATGGAATCCCTGATGGTGTTACTAAAGGGGCTGCACCACTTGACGAACCACCAATACCACCGATTTGACCGGCATAACCTGAAACAAAAGCGACTTGAGCTAATAAAATATCACCTATCACTATAACAGTTCCCGCATTTTGCGTTAATGTTGTTCCCGCACCCAATGTTCCACTCTTCATTAATATATTATAACGTGTTGAAATATCAGGAATAGAACAAACATAACTTAAACCTCCAACACCACCAGCACCATTACCTGACGCTCCACCAATTCCACCACCACCAACTTGTATGTATAACATATCGGGTAATGCGAATGACGGAACAGTGATATATGAGAAAGCCGCTGAACCACCACCATTACCACCACTTCGTGTTGATGCCGCACCTGTCGCCCCACCACGTCCACCCGCACCACCACCTACTAAGTAGAAGTTAACGAATTTACAATTAGGTGGTTTAATCCAAGTTTGCCAAGCATTAGTTCCTGCAAAATAAAAAACTTGGTTTTTTAAACTATTATCATTTATATGATTATAATCTATACCCATAATTAATTAGCCCAAACGGGTCTTTCAGGTGTGGAGTTTATCACTCTATAACCATAACTCCCTTCAAGAGTTAAAGTATTACCGTCTAAGTCAGTAAGTCTAATTACACCATTACTAATTTCTTGGTACAATTGACCTTCATACCCGTATTCAAATTCACACAAAATATATTCAAACATAATCTTAATATTTACCACCAATTACTGTCACATCATATCCCGCAGCGACTGCAGTTCCTACCGTAACAAAAAGTTTATAACCCGGAGGTAATGCAAAATTTAAGGGTAATTCATATGTTGGTAAAGCTGAAGTTTCAGAAAGTGTTACTGCCGGTAATGAAATTTCATCCCACAATGTATTATTATCTGTTGTTCCTGTAACACCCCCATTATTAAGGAATACTCTTGCAACTGTTGCAACATTAGTCCCTAATGCTCTGAACCTCATTCTTTGGACGTAACCACCCGCAGTTGTTGATGCGTGAAATGCCATATAAGCGGTTCCTGATGTTAAATCTTTAGTTGTGTTAGCCGCTAATACAGGCCCAATCCATTGTGTATCAGCAGATGCCGTATAAATTGGTTGTGTGTTTAATGATGTATTTGCCATTTTATATTATTTTATTTATTTATTTTTATGTTAAAAAGTTTCCTGTCATTATAGCATTTGCTAATCCATAGTTGAATGTACCAACAGGTTTAGTACCATCTATATATTCAACAACCCCTGTTGATGAATTTCTCGACAATATTTGTGTATTATTATCATTATTAGTTGGTGATGTAGTAATCACCATAGTACCACCACTAATGGTTGTTGCGGATACCGACGTTAATCCTGTTAAATTTGAACTCCAATTTGCTTTACCGTCAGCCGTTACTGAAACTAAAACTTTATTTAAACCTTCAGTACCATCTTGTAATTGAACCGAATAATTCGTTCCACCAGCACTTGGTAAAGTTGAAACAAATTTACCTCCAAGATAAACACCTGCACCTGTTTCACTTTCAACCGCCGACCCAAAAACACCAATACCCCCATAGTCACCATAAGCTTGACCGTAGACACCTGTACCAGGACCATATCCTGACGACATACCATTTGCGGTTCCTTTAACACCAACAAGTGCACCCGCAGCATAAGCCGAAGAGGAACCATATAACCCATAACCACCATAATTTGCGGACCCATATACACCATAACCACCAAGTGAATTAGACCCATATACACCATAACCACCTGTCGCAGTGTTTTCACCCCAAATACTAGTAGATGTGCCACCTTGTGCGTGTACCGAATATGTATTAGCCGTCGTACCCAAGACTTTAAACTTAGCACCTGTTGTTGGTGCAATATTCACACCCACATTAGTACCATCATCACGAATAACACTATTACCTAGGTCTGTAGTTCCCGTCCATCTTGGTAAATAATTTGTTGTTCCTGAACCTTTAACAACACCTGTTAAGTTTGTTCCACTACCATAATATGTTGTTGCTGAAATTGTTGTGGCAGTTAAACCACTACTAAATGTTTGTAATTCAGTAAATGTATTACCTGAATTCTTATAAGGTAAATTATTATAATGGGACGATGTTAAGTGATAATATTCTCCCGGCCCACCACCTTGTAAACCAATTAAATCATTATGATTATCAACTTGAGTTGATTGAAATACTTTAACGAAAGCACTTTGGGTGACACCCGTCGTTGCCGATTTTAAAACAATAATTCTACCAAGTAAAAATGCGTGTGATGTAATTAATTCAGGTAACAAAGGTTCTACCGATAATTCAGCTTCAGACACACTATCATACTCATCATTACCATAAACCTCATATAAATGGTCATTAACCTCTTGACCTCTAAAATACCAGTTAACCAAATATTTACCTGCGGTTAATTCAACAATGTTAGTACCATTGTCGTAGTATGTATTATTTAACGTGTCTCCCGTAGTAGTATATGTCCAAGTACCACCACTATGGTAATTTTTAAAGAAAATTTCATCTTGTGAATTCACCGCAACCAATGATTGTCTATATGATGCGTTCCAAGCAACCCCTTCAGTTGCGGTAACAACACCTGTCGAACCACTTAACCCTAATGATAAACCACTTTCCCTACCAAATCTATCGGTCATCATTAACCTGTCGTTAAGTTTGTTAGGTAATCCGGCACCAAAATCACCGAAATCCATTACGTGTACAAAACTATCAAGACGATAAACGATATAGACAAGAACCACACTACTATCATTAACGACTCCGTCATTATCGTAAACATTATATATTGGTGAACCACCATTATATTCAACAACAACGTAATTAGTATCATTATCGGTTAATGATGGTATTCCACCACTACCTGTTGTCCCACTTGACACTGAATAAACATTAACAGGTTCATAATTATTTGGGTTATCAAATAACGCAACTTTAATTCCCGGTAAATTCATTTGTCCTGAACCCGCAGAAGACCAACCTGTAGAACCACTAATCGGTCCTGCCGAAAAATTAGAAGGTATTGTTACACTAAACGTTCCTCCTGTGTTATTAGTGAAAGTTATTGACCCATCATAATAAGTCCCTCCCGTTACTCGGATATCAGTCGGTAAATTTTGATATGTAGTTGCCGAAACTGTAGTTGCCAAAACTGTAGTTCCCGAAACTGTAGTTGCGGTCACACCTTGTAATGATGTATTACCCGTAACCGTTAAGTTACCATTAACCGTCCATCCTGTCACCGAATTAATTGTTGCGGTTAAATCAGATTGACCTGTTTGTTTAATTGTGAATACATTATTACTATATGTGAAAGCCGTTGTGTAATAGTTGGGGTCTACAGGTAAATTTTGATATGTAGTTGCCGATATTGTTGTTGCGGTTAAACCATTTGTGAAGTTAGTTGCTCCTGATACTGTTCCACCTGTGAATCCATTACTTAACGAACCATCACCCATAACATATTGTGATGATGCACCACCTTGTGTTATGAATTTATCGGCGTTTATGTATTGAGAATAAACAATAGAATTTGTACTACCACCTGTTCCCGATGAAGCAACTAAAGTTGAACTTGGTTTATCAAAGACACAATTAAATATTGAATAAAATCCTGATAAAGAAACAGGTGCTACATTATCTAATGTTGATGTTAATAATTGTGAATTAGCTAAAGTAACAACACTTCCCGCAGACGAGGTAACGGCATTTGTTACAGCTGCAATTACTATTGAATCTGTAATACTTAATGTTCCTGAAGTTACTGATGGGGAAACACAAGACATAGCACCTTTAATAATCACATTTGCACCAGCATTATTTACTGTTACAAAATTTGGATTACCGTCATTAATAGTTACAAGGCCAGTACCTGTGATATTACACACAGTACCAATATCACAATTATGTATATCAGTAAAAGTAGCATTTCCACTTTTAGTTAATGTTCCTGTTATGTTAGAATTAATAATATTAGGAACTCCAACTCCTGAACCAGCAGTAATAGTAAGATTTTGAATTGTTAATCCTGCGATTGTACTTCCAACAGATGTACTAACAGTCCCTACAATAGAAGTATTACCCCCCAAAGGTTCAAATGTTGTTAATACCGTATATTGTGAAGTTATTGAAGGACTTTCAGTATATGTTCCAGGATGAATAATAAGGGTTCTACGATTTCCCGATATTAAAGTTAATCCTTTAGTAATAGTCGCAACAGGATAAAGTAATGAACCATCACCAGTAGTATCATTACCATCTATTGTACTTACGTGAATTTCATAAAGATAAACAGTACTACCTGTATAATATCCACTAACATCAAACGTACCACCTGTATTATTCGTAAATGTTGCAGTACCACTTGAATAAGTACCACCCGTTACTCGGATATCAGTCGGCAAATTTTGATAAGTTGTTGCCGAAACCGTAGTTGCGGTCACACCTTGTAATGATGTATTACCCGTAACCGTTAAGTTACCATTAACCGTCCATCCTGTCACCGAATTAGGTAAGTTTTGATAAGTTGTTGCCGAGATTGTTGTTGCGGTTAAACCATTTCCGTTAGCACTAAACCCACCTGTGTTAATTGTTGTTGCCGAAACCGTGGTCGCACTAATCGAACCATCAGCTCTAACAAACATTGTGGTAGTTCCACCTGAATTAATACCCTCAAATAAATTACTCACATTGTCAGCACCATTACCATTTTTAAGTGATAATGGACCTAACGTAGAGTTTGTTAATATTTCAGGTGTAGTTGAATTATTATACGCTTGTTGAAGATTGGTTGTTGATAAACCACCTGTTCCACCAAAACTTTCACCAAATTTAGAGACTAATGTAAATTTAGCATAATCAGTGTTAGTTAAAGGTTCACCATCTGCAACAATATCATTTCTAACCGAAAGTACACCAATCAATATACCTGTAGACTCTGCGTTAGGATAAGGTATAAATGTTTCAGATTGTATATTAGCGATAGCTTCAGCTAATGTGGTATACCTAGTTTGACCATACAAAACATTAATAACCCCAGTAGGGTACATATAAATTCTTTGATTAGTCGCATCATTACTACCAGCTGGTGTAATAGTAGTAATTGCACCACCAACATCATATTTTGTTGGGTCAATAACCGTAACACTTGACGAAGTTCCACCTGTTTGTGTTCTATAAAAAAATGAAGCCGGTACTTTTGCTGAAATATTAACATTATTAGGGCTTAATTGATTGTTATTCCAATTAATACCATTACCCCAAAGTGTTCCAGCTGAAGTATTAAAACTTAGATTAGCACCATTTGGTGATGGGATAATTCCTTGATTTATCAACTTTATAGGTGACCATAAATCACGCAAAGATGACATTGGTGATACATCATAATCAACGGTTTGATTAATATTTAATATACTCGTTCTATTTGGGTGATTAATCTTACCCAGAAAGATATTTTCTCTTCTTTGTTGTGGTGTTGGAAATGTTACTTGTTGTGTAATAGTTAAACCACTATTGATTAAAATATAAGTTGAATCAGCAGAAGCAATATTAGTAACTGAAATGTTTGTACCACCACTATAATTAATACTTTGGACATCAGGTGTTAAAGCGTATGTGTATGTATTTTTAACTATCCAACCTTTCAACGGTGCAACATTAAAAGTTGTTGTTGACGCCGTTGTCGCACCTGTATATTCAAAAACCCCCGTTGATAAAACATTTCCTTCTAATACATTTCTTTCTAAATCAGTTAACGATAATGCAGAATTTTCATTAACAATGTTAACAAATAATTTACCCGTAGTCTCCCCCGTTTGAATAACATAACCAACTGAATTAGTTCTTGCCGTTAATGGGAAACCTTCGAATAAAGTTTTACTGACATAATCACCAGGTGTTGTATCTGAGGCATAAACCAAAGAACCAACGGTCATCCCCGTTAATTGTATATCACTAATAATACCATTTGTAATTACAATACCTTCAGAACCATCAGGAATATTTTCAGCTGAAACCCCAACAAGATTAAAACCTGTATGTTCGTTAACCGCTAAAGTAACTGAAGGTAAACCACTATGGGATGATAAGATTTCTAAAACTTTACCTCTAGGAATTTCAACCCCACTAATATTGAATACTCGAAGATAATTCTGTTGACCTAAATTAACTTTAACCCCCTGATTTATTGAGGTATTATATGACAATGCGTGTTCCACATTATCAAAAAACACTTCACCCTCAACCGTTGGTGTGATTGTGGCTCCCGTATTAAACCTAATATAATCAATAGTATCAATACTTACCCCCGAAAATGTTGTTGCCGATAAACCTCCATTAACCGTCCAACCTGTAACCGTTTCAATCAGTGTTGTTATATCTGATTGACCACTTTGTTTTACGGTTAATATGTTATCAACAAATGTAACACCTGTCACATAATAATTGGGGTCAATAGGTAAGTTATAATATGTTGTTGCCGATATAGTATTAGCGGTTAATCCACCCGTAAAATTAGTTGCTCCTGACACAGTTCCACCTGTAAATGTTGAACCACCATTAGTAAAACCTGTTACACTGAACGTACCACCTGTATTGTTAGTGAATGTCGCAGTACCACTTGAATATGTACCACCCGTTACTCTAATATCTGTCGGTAATCCGTAATATGTTGTCGCAGAAATACTTGTTGCCGACACAGATGTTAATCCCGTTAAAACAGAACTCCAATTTGATTTACCATCTGATGTTTTTGACACCAATACTTTATTAACACCTTCAGTACCATCAATAAGTTGGATGGAATATTTATTTCCACCAAACACTGGCACTGATTCAAATTTACCTCCAATATAATCACCATTACCTGCTTCGATATCGGTTACGGTTCCATATACACCAATAGCCCCCACATCTTCATAAGCCGAACCTCTAACACCAACAGAAGCACTAATAAAATCACCACCATATGATGGACCATTCCCATAAACACCAATAGTATTATAAGAAAACCCAACGACACCTGTTCCTCCGATTCCCGCACCAGAAACACCTGTCACTCCTTCACCACTAACACCAATATAATTAGAAACACCTTTAACTGCACCACCACTTGCAGTACCTCCTTGACCGTATATCGCCCACAGAGTCGAAGTGTCATAAACATTTAATCTCATATTTGGATTTTGTTGTCCAACCCCAACTCTACCAGCACTATCAATAATGAATGAAGTCGTATCTGGATTAGTCGAATCTTCAACAACAAAAGCGTTACCACTACCAAGTTGTGTTATTCTAACAAGGTCATCAGATGTACTACCCGAAACAGTCAACTTTGTAGGATTACCATAAATCCCCGCAGCAACCGTTAAATAATCAAGCGTTAAACCTGTCATTCTATTGATTAACACCGTTTTAGCCGATTCACCATTATTTTGAGATAATGTTAAAACATTGGAGTTGTTATATGTAAAACCTGTTACATATGTGTTGGGGTCAACAGGTAAGTTATAATATGTTGTTGCCGATACTGACGTTAACCCTGTTAAATTAGAACTCCAATTGGCTTTACCATCAGATGTTGTCGAAATTAATACTTTATTTACACCCTGAGTCCCATCTAATAATTGTAAAGAATATCTGTTAGTACCACCAGCGGCTTCAAATTTACCTGCAATATAATCAGTACCTCCACCTTCATTATCAGTAACATAACCATATACACCAATAGGTGAACCATCACTACTAGCCGAAAATCTACCACCATAAATACCACCTATACCCCGTACAGCGGTACCAGAATTAGCAACACCTAAAACACCGTTACCATTTCCATATAAATTCCAACCGGACACACCCGCACCAAGACCATTAGTAGTACCTTGAACTCCATAAGCAGTCTCACCTGTATAAAGACTAGTCCCTTTTACACCAACATAACCAACACCATCAACACCTGTTTGATTAGTACTTTCACCTCTTATAGCAGTTGATGCTCCTGAAACTATTAACTTATAACTTGAATTTGGTGTAGTACCAATACCTGTATCACCAACATTGTTAATAACAAAAGCCGTCGAATCAGGACTCGCAGAATCTTCAACAACAAAAGCGTTACCACTTCCTGTTTGAGTTATCCTAACAATGTCTGACGATGTATTACCGCTAAATATTGATTGAGTATTGCCGGTCACGGTTAAGTTACCATTAATGGTTAACCCCGTAATATTTTTTAATATATCGTCTCGTGTAATTTGTTTCGAACTACCGGTGGGGTCATCCGTTGTATCACTAACGTCAACAACATAGAATAAATCTTCACCCGTCACTGCGGATAATACCGGTAATTGAGGTACTTTTTGATTAGCCATTTAAAAATAGTCTATAAACTTTTATTTAAATATAAATATAGGCTCAGACTATTTTATTTTGTAGACTATGTAGTTTGTTTTTTTTCTAAATTTTCAATATGATGTTGAAGATACCACATCGCCTTTTTCAAATCTTGTAGTTCGGCGTCACTATTTTTCTTTCCCGCTCTTGAGATATACTTAATGGTGTTCCCCAATGAAAACCCTAACTCCCAAGCATCAATAACTTTGATTGCTTCATATGGATTATCTTTTCCCCCATAATGAACGGGATTATTAACCATTTCTTTTTCCATAAATTATTATTTTACTTTATAATAACCTTTAGAAACTTCACTTTCAACTATACGACCCTCAGAAATCAAAATATTTAATATATTTCTAGTTTCGTCTAAGTCTTTCTTCAGGATATGTTCTGAAATATAAGTAATATGTATTGGTTGTCTTAATTTCGATTCAAGTAATTTTATTTCTTTTTCCATAATATAATAGGTTTAATCAACATAAACTTTTAATGTTTTAACACTTTCTTTTTGGTTTATGTAAGATAATATCTTTCGTTTAAAGATGGGTAATAATGTTTCTTCCAATGGGAAAATATTATTACAAAATACCTCAAACACCGGTGATTCAGACTCTTTATTCTTCTCGTATGTTTTAGAAAATTTAGAAATAATATCAGAGATTGTTAACTCATTTAATGTGTCCTTATACAATAAGGATAATTCTGTCCTTTCTTGATTTTTAACTTTATAAACTTTTTTTGTTATATATTTCCAAACATAAGTTGTTTCACCTTCGGTATAATAAAAGAAACCTATTTTGTTTTTAATGTTTGATTTATTCTTTTTAGTTTTAACCGTGATAGAATCGAAGACCACGGTCCACAATGACTTAGCAAAATTAAAGTAGTCGTGTATTTGTGGTTGACAAATTTTTAAAATCTTTTTAAGTTCGATAACTTCTTCATCGGTTAATACCGGAATTTCTTTTAATTTCAAATCAGATAATAGTAATTCATCATCAGGTGATTTGAATACTTTGTCAGTATATAAAATTCTATTTTGAGTGGATAATGTTTGCATATTTCCCAAATGTAATGATAACTCAATAAACATTGGGTACACCTTCATTTCATCAAAGTATTTGTTTAATTTTTGAAAGTAATCTAGTAATACATATTGTTTTTGTTCAGCATCTAAAACCCCATTGAATAACCAATCGGTTTCCATTATAAAGTTGTATTTCTTACTCTTACCCATTTAATAATCTTTTAACTGAAATATAATTGAAAATTATTAAACATCAATTAGTCCTCATTACAATATAGTCATTCCCATCTATTTCAACCCTACTATAATCACCATCATTACTATTCATATCACCATAGTTACCATTACTTTTAAGTTCTTCAATTAAAGACTCTTTATCTACATAATTTTCAATAGTTTCTTTACCATAACCGTGGTCTTTTAAATAACCTAAAGGGTCTCTTCTAATATCACGAACTCTTGAGTCTACCTCACTTTCAATCATATCCTCAGTAACTTCAGGTTCAATTCCATCAATTTTATCTTGAGTCTCATCTCTTTTTTCTTCAGCCTCATCAATTTTAAGTTGGAGTTCTTGTTGTTGTCTTTCATACTCATCCTCATTATCCGTATCAAAATCCATTGATGTTTGTTGTTCCTCTAAGTCACTGATATAAGTTTCTAGTTCATCAATATAATGTTGTAAGGTAGCAATTTCACGTTCTTGGTCGTCAGTATAATCTAAGTTATTCATATTAAAATAACCTTCAAGATTCTCTCTAATATCATCTTCAATATATTCTCTAGCATCATTAGCAACTTCATCACCATCAATATGACCCTCTATTGTGTATTCATTAAAACCTTCAAGACCAACATCATCAATGTAATTTTTCCAATAAGTATCATAAGCATCATCTGCCTCATCTTCAGTACCAACAGAATATTCATATGGACTACGATAATCGCCCAAACCTTTAACAATATATGATGTCATACCATAGTGAGCATAACCTTCCTCAACAATATCATACACATCAATATAATCATTTTCAATTTCCTCAATTCTATTTTGAGCTAAGTCAATTGCCTCTGTTAGTTCATCTATTGTGTCTTCATCTTCAGTCTGTTCATATTGTTCTTCCAATGACTCTAACTCAGTTTGTAATTGAGTGTATTCCTCTTTAATTTCATTAGTCATAACATCAACACCACCCTCATTACCTAAAAATTCTAATAACGCCCATCGTTTAGCAATGTCTTCATCACCATTAATATTATCGTACACGCCATTGGCTCTTTTCAATTCAGTTTCTGCGAATTTTTTATTGTAATCAGCACGTCTTTCTTTATTTTCATATTCAGAGTCATAGGCCCTTAGAGCACCATACTCGACATCACCAATGGATGAAATAGATGAATAAGAAATATCTAATTCTCGGTCCACATACTTTAAACCACCTAAATCTTTAATATTTTTACAACCAGATAATTTTAAATCACCTGATACTCCGGCAATATTCCCCAAAGTAGTTATAGGTCTATTCGTTAAATCTAAATTACCATCAACCCATAATGGTTTACCTTGAAACTTTTTCAGTTTTGTTATCACATCTAAACGGTTAATACCCGCAGTTAACATTTTTATTAATTCTTCAGGACTTATATGGTAGTATTCCTCTTCAACTTGTTCAACCATTGCTCGAACAAATCCTCGTAAACCATTTTCAGTTAATCTTATTTTTTTCATATCAATAAATATCAATTATAATAATAAATACTTCATTAAACTTTACAATTAAACCTTATCTCAGATATTTATAGATGTATAAACTTTAATAAAAAACATTACTATGGGATGCGGGTGTAAAAACAAAACCAACGAATCACAACCAACAACACAACAAGGTCAACAAACTTCACAACCTGAAGGTCAAAAAACCAATAATCAATCTATCCAAGAGTCGATTAAAAAAGTTGTTGAGAAATATTACACAAAAAAGTAATATCGTTAAATGGTATTTAAAGGAGGTGGTTACCTCCTTTTTTTGTTTAAACTATTTAGAGTGTTACTAATTTTCCATATTAATTAAACAAAACAATTAATATGAAATACATTAATCCAAATTTAAACAGAGGTATTGTTAATCTATTTGCCGACTATATCTTAAAAGAAATTAATAGATTAGGTGATTATGATTCAGTAATCGAAGTTACAGATTCAGGTAAGTTTATCCTAATAAATGGTATGACCTCATCGGAAACAATTTTACCTTTACTTGAAATTAAAAAATCATTTATTGAGGAACATAATGAAACCCTCACTAAACTAGGTTACAAAGATATGAACCTCATAGACTTAATTGAATATGACGTTAACTTAACTAAAAAAGAAAGTTTTTGTTTTGAATTCTATAACACTTCAAGACCAACGTATTCCGACTTTATTATTCAACACTCAGGTTTAGATAATTCACATTCAATCACCAATGATTTAGTTTATGAAGTTAATTTCTCTGATGATGATATTGACGAATTACCTAACTTTATTTACCCCCCAATAAGTATCGCCTCAGAATTCCCCCACGGATATAGTTTGAATATGGGTCGTTCACATTACTATTACTCTGAGTACATTGCTTACAACATAATGAACCCCATTGTATCACAAAAACTTTCTTTTAAATGTTCAACAAAACTTAACGAAGATGAAGATTTTATGATTGACATTAAATCCAATTCAATTTACAACGATGAATTAGTTAAATCAATGATTTTAGACGTATTTGACTTTGATTTAGAGAGTTTTAATGAGAAGTTGGTGGGTTATGACTTTTTAGCTGACATTAATCACCCATTCGATAAAAAACCTTGGTTGGTTAAGGACCGAACCACGGATTGTATTATATTTTAACCAAAAAACCCCATTCGTTAAAAATGGGGTTTTTTTTATACCAATAAATGTTTTTTAATAATATCAACACCTTCCGATATTTCATTGAAATCTCTCTCAGGTGCGAAGAGTAATGAATTTGGTTCTTCACCCGGTGATTCAACTATCATAAACGCAGGAACATAATCATTTTCAGTTATTTCAACAAACATATCATATTCTTCTTTATGTTCATCTATGTCTCTTTCGTAAAACGTTATATTCGATTCCGCTAGTTGTCCTTTCATCATATCACAAAAGGGACAACCTTTCATCGTGAATACAATTAATAACTTATCCATTAACCAATATATTTTCCAAATTTTTCAACTGACTTTCTTGTAACACACCTGTTTGTGTTGTTACCTCAACACCTTTTGAAAATGATTTAATTGTTGGGATACTTCTAATCCCCAATGATACTGAATATTCTTTATCTGATTCAACATCAAATGTGTAATAAGACACTTCAGAATTATTTTGAATTGCGTCATTACTAACTCTTTCAAAAATCGGTTTTAATGTTCTACAAGGTCCGCACCATCCTGCCCAAAAATCAACGACAAGTTTTTCACCATTTTTAATTTTTTCTTGTAACTCTGTACTAGTTATTTCCATCTTTTTCAATTTGTTTTTTTATGTTTTTTATTGTAAACTCAACCAAGTCTTTACGTTTTACGGTTGATAATATAAATACATTATAATCTAAATCCTTCGCATTTTTTTCATAATAAATCACCATACCAATTTCTTGATATGATAATAATTCTTTAATTATAGTTTCACCAGAAGAGTAAAACCATAAGGACTCACTTCTCTTGATTAACTTCCGTAAAATACCCTCACCTAATATTAATTCAGTGATTGAGGGGTATTCGGTGTTAAGGTCTTTAAATGTATCAATACAATGTGGTATCATAAATTCTTAACTATAAAGGTAAATCATCGTCATTATAAGCGAAGTCAAACCAATCATTATTTGTTGCATCATCCCAAATAATGTTAGAAAATAATTGGTTATTGTAAATAATTGCCTTTGAATGTTTTGGCATACCTAATTTATAAACAACATCTTTCTCAGGTAATGAAAACAAACCTTTCTCATTTAATCGTTTAACTTTATTATCTAAGATATCTAAAGCATCTGACCAAGTAATGTCAGGTTGAGTATTTCGTTTTGCCTTTGTCTGAACCCTATTAAGTTTTAATTTCTCCTTAACAATTGACATTGAGAATTCATTGGTTAATCTTTCATTCCCCACAGAACCACCCTTTCTAAGCGATATGATAAAACAATCAGGTCTATCTATATAAGTCCTAACACAATTAGATTGAACGACTGATTCATTAATATACTCATTGGATGTTGTCAACACCACAGGATAATATTCCTCATCATTAATCAAAATCACTTCCTGAATCTTTTCAATGAATTCCCTACTATAACGTCGAGTTATTGTCCCATCAGTGTATGATGAAATTAATTCAGACCATTCAACGTGTTCATCATTAAACTCATCAATTGTTTTTGATTTCCATTTGATTGTCTGATGTTTAGTAATTTTTGTTTTAAAATTTAAATGGTCAAAGAATGACAAATAATCCAATTCACCCTTGATTACTAACTTGTAAATTGAAAACACATTTTTTAATTCAGTTTTAGTAAAATCAATGTTGTAAGTATATTCACCATAAAGACATTTATTACTAAGTATTAGTTCAATATCCTCATCAGGTTTTGACAATATAAAATCCAACCCAAAAAGTTTAACGGCAAAATCATAAGAAGCAATATTAAAATGGTCCACCTTATGTAAGACACGTTTTAATTTATCTCCCTTCATATCCCTCATTTCCATAAGAGCCTCAATATATTTAAACCCAACCTTCTTATAGTCCGTTTTTTTTGGTTGTGGGTACACGTTAATTAGATTTTTCCAATTGTTAGGTAACTTCACACCACCTGTCACCAATATGTGTTTGTATAACGTATATTTAAGTTCCTCGTCAAATTCTTTAATATTTGGTATAGAGTCAATAAATATTTTAATAGGTAAATCAATATCATATTTTTCAAAAGTAACACTATGACCAAATATCACATCATTAAAATACTCACCAATTTTATTTTTAAACCTTTGGACCGGGTCATCACATAATGACCCTCGTCTTAATTGTTTTACACATTTTCTTTTTAAATGGTAATTCACTAATGAACCAATATATAACGAATTTGTTTTATAGTTGTAAGTTAAGAAATATAATGAAGTCTTTTTTATAAAATAAGGCTTACCCACCTTTCTAGTTCTTGCATAATAGAATAATTTGATTGAGACTTTTTCATCACTTTTTTCTATTGTGAGTATTCTTCGTTGGAAGGTCACACCGCATAAAGGATTACCATAGTTCTCTTCGAAAACTTTCTCATCTTTTGATGATGGTTGACTATTGTCATATTCAAAATGTGGATGTTTAGCGGTCCCCATACTTTTCGCAGTACTAAAATATTTTTCCCCAAATATCTCATCACGTCCTTCTTTTGGGTCAAGACTATTAAAGTTCAAATAAAAATTTGTCCCGTGCTCTATAGTAATATGTTCGTATACTTTTTCCATATTGTAAAGATAATAAAAAAGGGGGAATTTCACCCCCTTTTGATTAAAACATTTCTTCAGCTAATTCCCAAAGTTTTGTATTGATTCGGTTGGTAGTCAAGATGTCGTTCAAAGTTCTAATTTGAGTTTTACGACCTTTGGCAGTTTTGTATTCGATACCGCCTCTAATCCATTTCTCTTGAACTACGTTGAATACTTGCCAAAGTGAATCCCCGTTGTCAGCATCTCTCAATGGATTCAAGATTTCCTCGTAGTCCAATGTCACAGGAATTGAACCTGTTTTCCAACGAACCTCAGCTGATTTTCTAACGAAGTCCAACTTCTCGTCTGTAGACAACTCTCTTTCCATCATTCGGTTAACTGAACCTTCGATTAATGGTAATCTTTTTGAGAAGTCCTCAGTCAAACGTTTAACATCGTCTAACTCGAACCCTGTGTGTCTTACTCTGAAAGCCTCAGATAACGCAGTAGGTACTGTTAATCCGTTAGCACATACTAATCGGTGTAAACCTGCCTTAATGTTTAACGTCGCCATACCATTGTGTGAGTTAGACACTATCGCCTCAATCAATGTGTCACCTACTTTAGGTAATTCACCATTACGGAACTTGATTTCGTGTAATCCGTACACACCTTTACCTGTTTGTTTAACACTTGCTATCTCCCACCCCTCTCTTTGGAAGTTCTCTACGATGTCCACTGTTGGAACGAATGTGTATCTGTTAGATACTTTTGGTGATGCACTTGTAGCGAATACTGATGGTGCTACTTCTTTTACTTGGTCTAATGTCATAACTGTGTTTCTCATATCTCTATCGTTTTGGTTTATCAAAGATACACACTTTTTTGAATTGGCACTATCAATTCAAAAATAAATTCCCTTTTCTTTTTAATTCTCTGTTGGGGGCCATACGGCAAGGGGCAAACAATAAGAAGTTAATATAGTCGGTAGTCTCCATTGGTAGTCTTAGAACACTATTAATTGGATAAGTAATAGTCTCGGTTGACTCCAACACTTTTAAGTCAGCTAGAAATGGTTGTCGATGTACATTATATTCGAATTCAACAATCTTAACCTTTAGGTTATAACTAACCTCATCATCAACGATAGTAATTAATAACTCTTCGTTGTATTTGTATTGACCCCAATTCACCATAATATTTAAGATTAATGTAAATAAAAAAAAGAATCCACCAACTTGGTGGACTATTTTTAGTTCAAACAGAATGAACCGTATTTTGTTTTTTGGAATAATTTATTAATTCGTTTAACTTCTTCAGGAGGTATTGAACCATTTTTAAGTTCAACAACGATTTCAATCAATTGTTGTCTAGTAACTGAAACGTCCTCACTCTTATCAAGGTTTTTATAACATTGTTCTTCAACTTTCTTATAAAAATCCTCAACCAGCACATCACCAAGTAATTCGGTTAAATCATTAGGGTTTTTATCAAAAAACGTTTTAAAATGACTTAAATAGATATCAATATCAACATTCTTCATCACATCTTTAATTTAAATGTTACTAATTCGTACTATAGAACTGATTACCTTGTTCAGTTAATCTCTCCAATAATCTCTCAGGTATTTTAACATTCGGATTTGAGTCCGTTAATACTAAGAAAACTAATTCAGGACAATCCGCAACACTCTCAGGAATTTCAGTTAATTGACTATTTTCAGGTAATGATAAGAAATATAAATTTTGTAATTTACCAAATACATTAGGTAATGTTTTAACCATATTTGTAAACATAATAGATTCTAATTCTGTGAATCGACCTAAAGTTTCCGGAACATCAAGAGCAATACTCTCTTTTGAACTGTTATTCATATGTAAACTTATAATATCCGCCGGTAAACTATTGAATAACTCATCAAACCCGTATAACGCAACGAATTTACCCGCCGAACTATTTGGATAATTAATCTCAACAACTTTAGAGTCTTTAGTAACCAACCCTACGGCCATTTCATCTTTAAGTAATTCTTTAAACTCCTCAAATTTACCTCCAGGGCTTAAATATTGTACTAAATTTATTTGGTGGTCGTCCCTATCCATAAATTGACTTACTTCAGGAAAAGATAATTGGTATCTTTCTTTTGGAAGTTTTGTTGTCTTACCTCTCTCACCACCATCGTTATTAGGAAAAATAACATATAATGGTCCCTTTTTAGCATAAGTCATAAAATAACTAGAATTCGCCGGTGATGTACACCAACGTGATTCACCATTCGAGTGTTCTTGGTTACCACCATACCACCACGCCGCCTGTCTTTGAGCTTCACCTGTACCATCAATTTTTATTAAGGTATATTTTGAACCAACCATAAGTATTTCAGCTCCTGGATGAGCGAACCTGATTTCAGGTGGAGTGTTATTAGGGTCTTCGTCATCAACTTTTCTAATTGTTCTCGCTTGAGCTTTAATATCTTTACTTTCTATTCTTGTAAGTAAATCTTCAGGTAACGCAAAGATTGTTCGAGTTATTGAATCGGGAGTGTAAGAATTTATATCTTTAATATCTTTTTCCTTATTTTTAAACACCTCATAATTTGGTATTCGACTTAAATCAAATCTATCAACGTCTAAAAGAGGTTTAACACGTTCAAACTTGGCAAGAATTTCTTCCATTTTATATAAATCCTCAAGATACAAACGCTTATATTCTTTCACCATATTTTTATATTCTGAACTATTAACATCAGTATCAGCATCAACATCTGGAAAAGTTGGTTTGAAGAAATTTTTCAACAACCATTGCACATAAGTACCTGTCTTAAACTTTTTACCTAATTGTTTAATATCCTCTTTAGTTAAACTTTCTTTATCAGTTCCTTCTGGTACTTTTGTTGTAGGGTCGGCAAATATAAACTGCTTTAATGTTTCAAATTTAAGTTTAGGTTTACTTGGTTTACTTGGGTCATTTGATGGTGCCGGTTCAACAAGTTGAGTATATAAATTATCGAATTTAGCATCCTCGATTAATATGTTTCTTAAAACAGAAGTTATTTTCATATGTTTTTTTATTTATAAATATTTCAGTTTTCAAAAATAGTTATTTTTTTTTAATAATAACTATATTTTATAGTTCATTATTAATAATTCTTCCCCCATTGTTTGAGTTTTACCCTTCTTAGCTGCAGCAGCTTTAGCGAATAACTTACTCTCCCAAACATACTCATCCTTTGGAAACCATTCAGATAGTATTGGGAAATCATAATATGATAATGAGAACTTACCATCAATTCCTTTCAACACATCAGCCAATCTTTCGTGGTCTTCTCTATCAAAATCGTGATTTGAATAGTAATTTTCTGTTTTCCAATATGGTGGGTCAGTATAGAAATATGTGTTAGGTCCATCGTATTTAGTAATTACCTCAGCAAAATCCATATTCTCAACGTCAGTAATTTTAATAAAATGTTCTAACCAATCAGGTTTGGATAATTTATCTCTGAATGTCAAATATTTTGACTTGTACTTACCTTTAAGGTCAATATATGAACTCTTCTCAGGTTTTGACCCTGAAAATACTTGAGTTAATACGTACACATATTTAGCTGCAACATCAAAATCACCAGGGTTTACGCTGAAATCTTCAGCAAATATTTCAGCCTGAAACCTGATAAACAATTCTTTTAAATGTGGTGGTGTAATCTCAACACCCACTTGTTGACACTCAATTGAGTTAATAACCCTTAATAATTCTGTTGGGTTCTGTAAACATTTAAATAAGTTATAGTTTAATGGGTTGAAATCGTTATACACCACTTTCTTTAAGTTGGGAAATTTTTTTAGGTCCATATTAAAGAAAACCCAAAACATACCACTAAATGGTTCAACATATGTTTCAACATCATTTGGAATAAATGGTACTATCCATTTCCCTATCTTACTCTTACCTCCAATGTAACTTAGCATATATTTTTTTTATGTAAAAATAGTTATTATTTATCCCTTTATCAACCATCTAAACTTGAATTACTCATAAATATATTTATTATTATTAATAAAAATTATATTATGGAAAATTACGATAATGAAACGATGATGGATGCGGATGTGTTAAATCCGACTGAGGTAACCCCTGAAAAAAAATCTTGTAAAACTTGTGGACAAAAAGGTTTAGGTTCTTCAAATACGAAAATAATTGCTTTAGGTCTGACCATTTTATTCACATCTTTTTATGGCGTGATTAAAATTGTACAAGATGTTTATCATTTGTTCACACGTTAATTAACGTGTGAACTTAACAAATAGTTTAATAAATAAATCCCCCCCATTAAACCCCTTGGACTTAACTCTTAGGGGTTTTGACGTGTCAAAGGTTGGTGGTATTTTAATTGATAGCGGACCTTGTGGGTGAGGCACTTCAAATGACTCCGAATTTAACCCAACCAAATCAAAATATTTATTATAAATTAAATCAAACCCAAATTTCTCAAAATCATTTTCAGGACCAACCTTAACTCTAACTATTAAGTTACCATAAATCCCGTTTTTATAATCACCTTTCCCTTGTAACTTTAAAAATTGACCATCATCAACTCCGTGTGGTAATTTTATACTAACAGTTTCAACTTTAGTTTGAGTTGTTTCACCTTTACAAGTATGACACACTCTTGTATAAGCATATCCTTGACCATTACACGCACTACAATGTGATTGAACCATTTGGACAAACATACCCGTCCCTATCCTTTGAGTTATAAATCCGTTACCGTGACAATGTTGACAGGTTTTTCTATCCCCACCTTCACCATTACAATCCCCACACATATGTTTCCTTTGATAAGTAATATGTTTATCGGACCCATTAAATGACTCTAACGCACCAATTAAAATATCAATTACTTTATCGGGAGCAGTTTTTCTTGGTTGTTGTTGTTGGTTAAACATTTGTTCAAACGGATTGAACCCACCATTACCACCAAATGGGTTTCGTCTTTGGTTATCATATTGAGCTCTTTTATTATCATCACTCAATACATCATAGGCTTGTGATATTTTTTTAAATAAGTTCTCATCCCCACCTTTATCGGGGTGATGTTGTTTGGCTAATTTTCTGTAGGATTTTTTAATAACATCTGATTTGGCATTTTCATCAACACCTAATATCTCATAATAATTCTCTTGACTCATTTACTTATTTGAATTTAAATTTACTTATTGTTTATGGAGCATTATTACCTCATAGTTTTATTCAAAAATAAAGTAAAAAAGAGAATAATCAAGAAATTTAAAACACTTAAAAATTCTGATGAGTATTATAAAAAACTTATTCAGGAAAGTGATGAGGTCATTTTCGATAAGAAATTTGAAAATGGTTTTAAATCTGAATACGAAATCGCTTTATTGGGTAAAAAGAAAGGGAATGATGAGGTTATTTATATTAAAGACTCGTTTGGTCGTCAAAGTAAAGTTAACCTTGAGGATGATGATTTTACAATATTAAAAGTACAACCATATAAGGTCGATGAACAATTTTTAGATTACACAACTAAAAAGAAAATCAACACAAAAGAATTATTGAAAAAATACTTATCAGGTGTTGGTTTAAAAATGATTTCCAAACTAAATAATAAAATTATTGTTCAGAACGATGACACAATCAATTTATTCACATTTAAAAATGAGGATGACTCTTCAAGATTTATTGATAGCCTATCCAAAATTTTTATCGAGCAAAAAAAAATTGACTGTATGTTTGTAAAAGATTCTTCATTATCACAACGAAAATACCTTTACAATATACTAGTCAATTACGGGTTCCCTAAATCTTATCTTTTTCGTCAGTCAACAACATTTCCTGTAAAAAAATAAATTCAGTACCAGAGATATCAATCTTAAATTGTTTATGTCCCCTATCTATTTCTCTAAAATTATCCTGTACTCTTTTAAAATCAGTTTCATTCAATTGAAACACTACCGCCATCTTCCCTTCAGGGAATAAGTCATCGGTCGCATCAACGATTAACGCTAATTTTTCAACTATCCCATCAATACTTTTACTATTCTCTTCCATAACGATAATTTTTCAGGGACTTTTGGTAAAATATCCTCTTTCTGAATTTGTTTAATTTGTGAAATGAATTGTTTTTTTTCATTTTCCAATTCAAATTGATGTTTAATCCTGTCCCTCTGTAACAAGTTCTCCTCTTGTATCAACTGACTCTTCTTCATCTTCTAATTCAATTTTATCAACTCTAATTTCAAACGATAAATTTTTTAGTTTACCTAAACTCTGTTTTTCAAATATTGTTTTTAATTCAGAAACTTTAGTTTGGAACAATCTATCTTTTTCTTCTCTTTCTAAATTGTACTTAATGATATTCTGGATGTTTTCGGTGTTCTGCTCAACGGCATCCTCACTAATTTCAGTAACAAACGATATTAATCTGAAACCATCAATTTTTGAATCCTGTTCCATAATTTTTTCCTCATCAACATACTTTTTAGGTAGTTTCCAAGAATTAGGAATACTAAGGTCAAAACTTAAATAATTCTTTAATTTTCTAACCGATTGTAGATACGGGAACAATGTTGAAAATTCTGTATATAAACTCATAATTAATTTTTTATAATATATGTTAAACAATAAGTAATTGTTAATCCTAGGGATAGTAGTTCCCCATTACTTAACACTAACCTTTGTGGGGTAGATTGTAATAGGGAGACTATAAACCTAAACACTGTTCTTAACACAGTGATTACTGAAAAAATAAATACAAATAAAAATATTGTATTAATATCACTCATTAATTTTCAGTTTTTCTTTCTGCCAAAATCTCTTTTCTTAAATTTTGTAAAAGGTCTTTAATTTTTTGCGCCGTTTGTCTTGCTCTTGTTCCAGCACTTTTATTACCCGCAAAAAATTTAGTTGAATCTACAGACAATTCTTCAGTCAACGTTTTGATTTGTTCTAATGTTTCCATCTTTAATCTTGTTTTAATTTATTTTTATTTATACTAAAAGTTAATTTTATTACTCTCAATGTAAATAGTGGGGGGATTTTTATTTATCTATATTTTTATCCATCACTTTATATAGTGATGATATCATATCTAAATCTGATTTGGTGAACGGTTTTTGAATATCAAATAAATCATTGAAGAAGTCGTTGATTGCATTTCTAATCTCCTCATTTTTTTGATTGTAAAATGTTTCGTCAAAAAATGATTTAAAATAATCTAAGTGTTCTCCCTCGGGGAAAAACTTAATACTCTCTTTTTTAAAGTTCTCGATTGTTTTGTTCCAACACCATATAAAGTGGTTATCTTTATCATCCGAGGATAATCGTATTTGGGTCTCTTTAGAGTCGTTACTTTCACCAAGATATGTCTTTATTATCAACATATTCAATGAACACGTAAAATCGTAATACAATACCAATTTTTCAGGTATTATGTTATTACTTCTAAACCAAATATCTACATCTTCAGGTGTCAACGGGCTTGTTATATAGTTAAAAAAATTCTCCATAGATAATGTCTATGGAGAAATAATAATTGTTAATATGTTAAAGTAAATTATTGAGTTTTTCTACTATACCCCATTAAATGTTGTATTTTAGTAAACTCTTCATTTAATACTTTAGTTTGTTTGTCAGTAGATTCAAGTTTAATGTTAACGCCATTACCAGATTCTTCACCTGTTTTATCTGTAATAGGTTGAGGTGCTTTATTATACGCTTGTCTACGAAGTTTTGCAAATTTATTTTCTTTACGTCTTTTATTCAATTTTTCACCTAAATCAGTTTCAACTGAGTTTGCCCATTTTCCATTACCTGTTTTAGAAGAACCCTCAATATTACCTTTCATCCATTCTTCATTTGGTTCTATTGTATCATATTCTAAATTTAAATTACTTGGTCTTAAATAATCATCAATGAATTCCTCACCATCTTTTGATATCGTATATTTTTTGGTGTTCATTTTTTCAATCTCACCATTTCCTTTTGGGAACATTTTTGGATTCATATCAAATTTACCTTTCGAACCATCTTTTAAATAATCAGACATTTTTTTAGTAACCGATTTGATATAGTCTTTATTTTCTTCACCAGAACCTTTATGTGCTTTTTCATATTCAGACATACCTCTAGTTTTCATACCTTTCATATCTTCTTTAACGATACTCTCAATCAAATCAACTAATTCAGCTTCACTTAATTTAACTGATTCTTTTTTATTAGTTTTCTTATCTTTGTTCATTAACTTAAAATCACCGGCATCAATTTTATTATTTTTGTTTTTGTCTAAATTCTTTTGACCACCTTTTAACGATTCTTTAGTCTCAGTTTTTTTACCTCTTAATAATTTGAAATCCTCTGAGTCAATCTTATTGTTTTTGTTTTTATCTAACACTTTTCGATTCCCTACTTTAGCATCATTTTTTTTACTTTTCAATGATTCTTGTAATGATTTACAACCATTGAATCGTAATTGCTCTTTATCAAAAGTCGTAACTTCACCACCTTGACTATCAATAACATCTTGAATTGTTTGACATCTACCTTCATTGTAATTTTCAGTGTCAACCTCTTCTGAATCATCAAAATCTTCTTCCTCATCCATAGAACCATAAGAACCACCACACTCATTACAAGTACCTTCATATAGGTTACCACCACACTCACAAATTTCGGAATCACTTTCAGACAATTCAGAATCATCACCACCAAAACCACCACTATGTGTTGGATAACCTAAATCATCATCATCATCGTCATACTCACCATTTCTCATTTGAGCAATGATTTTGTCAATTTCTTTCGATGACATATTTAACCCGAATTTACGTTTTCCATTCTTTGGGTTAATAGACTTTGGTCCACCCATACCATCTTCATTAACTTCTTTGTTATTTAATCTTGAAACTAAACTATTCGCTTTTTCCTCTAATGTTTCAGATAAAATTTTATTTACTAGACTATCTATGTCTTTTTGATTATGTTTTCTCATTGTTTCGTTTTTTATATAAATATTAAAGAATATTAGTTTATTTATTAGTTTTTAAATTTTCATATTCATAAGCAATTATATTTTTAATAACCGACTCACTAATGTTCATCTTTTTACTAACATTTTTAATCGCTTCTTGTAGTTTTTCGTTTTCAAAGATTTTCAAAGCACCTATACCTTGATTACAATATGGGAATTTTTTACATTTTGCTTTAACCTCAACAAATTTACCACCGGGTATTTGTGTTCTTTTATATGACCTACCCGAACCACGTTTATGATTACCTTTCATTTTCACATCTTCAAACCCCGGAGCGTCATACATACCTGCGGATGACGACCCCGTAGCTTCTTTTGTCTCAACTTTGGTAACTTCACCTTCACTAAATAAAGGGACCGAATATCCACCAGCACTTACCGCCCCCATACTTTCTTTAGTTTCCGATGTCTCACAATCACATTCCGATTTAGGTTTTTCACAAGAATCACAAAACTCACTTTCAGTCATTTCTGTTGATGATAATGCACGATTAAGTTCATTTGACGCCTTAGCACCTTCAATTCCAGGTAATTTTCCTGATGAATATTCATTGAATTTATCTTTAATTTGAGTTGCTATATCCATATTACGCGTTTCTTAATCTTGGTTCCCAAGAACTTCTTTGAGTCCACATATAATTGTAAAACTCTCTAAACACTCTAAGAACCACCTCTTTAACATTTCCGTGTATTTTACCACGATTTATTTCATTAGCAATTAAGTTAAGTAGTTTCTCCTCATATTGTTTCATAGTTGAACTACCAACGAAATCCTTAATTTCCTTTCGAATTATAACTTCAATTTCTTTCTTATCACTCGCCGTTAATGCCATATCAAAATAGTTTAATATAAATACCACCTTGGTAATAAACCGTCATATTTGTTCCTAATCCAGCACCGACAGAAAAAACTCTATCTTTCTTAGTTTTGAACAATACTGATGGTCCAACCGAAGTGAATCCTGTTTTATTATTTAGATTTAATAATCCCCCTAAATAGAATTGATTTTTAGGCAACTCTTTAACAATTGTAACATCTTTAATAGTAATTTTATTAACGTGAGAAACCCACTCTCTACCTAATATGTTATTTTGAAATATTGTATCGGTTAAGGTTATGTAACCTAAACTATCTTTTAACTTTAACGTATCTTTATAGATTACTTTACTATAGTAGCCTCTAATAACTTCAACAGTGTCAATACGTGGTGGTAATTGAACATAGATAGGTATCTCTTTATAAATCACATTACCTTTCTTATAAACGGTTTGGGTTGTTCGAACATACACCGTATCAACTTTATGTTTGATTACTTGATATTTTTTACCATCTATTTTAACAATAGGGCCATTATCAATCTTACAAGACCTTAAACATAAAATAACGATAATAAGCCCTATTATCGTCACCACTTTTAAATCAATATATTTTAATATGTTTTTCATTCTTCAGTTTTTACCGTTTTTTTTCTGTCACCTAATATCTTAGACCATTTAGATTTGAATTTTTCATAATAGACTTTTAATTTACTAACAAACTCCAAGAACTTGTCATCACATTTAATCATATCTCCCTCAATATAAACACCATTCTCTTCACCTATTGAAAAGAAAAATTCCAAATCAAAATCTATAATTTTTCCTGACCATTCAACATTTTTTGAATACACGTTTAATTTATTAAAATCCGCCATATCTGACACTTCAGAAACAAACTCGTCCATAGTTTCTTGGAATGCGGTTTTTTCATCTGTAGTCAATTCCAATTCCATTTGTTCCTTACCGTGTAACACTAAAATCCCACCTGAAATTCTATACGCCTGTTTTTTATCCGATTTACTTTCATCCTTGTATTCATCCTCATCAGAAGTTTCAGCGGTTTCATATTCACCATCGTCAATATCATCTTCAATTGATTTCGCGACATTAATTCGTGTTCCAATCTCCGATTCTTCACGAATTAATCCATATTGGTGTTTAATATCTTGAATATCCTCATTTAATCTCTTATTACTTAATAATGACCTAGAGGCTTTCAATAATCTTTTAATTTCATCGTGTGAATTACCCATTTTCTATTTTTTTTATAAAATCTTCAAATTTAAAAGCCGGACTAACATCTGTAAACTCAACATTGTAGTTACTTCTTGTTAACACACCTTCCTGTTTTTGAAAATTACTTATCTTTGTGTTATGACCAATAATTTGAGATTTTACCGAAGTTTCCTGAAATAGTTTTTTACATAATTGCACCACCATTTCAAATTGTTTTTCAGTATATGGTTGCCAAAAATAATAGTCACGCCATTTTCTCTCAAATACTACTCCCTTATAAATATCACCAATCCAGTTAACGTAATAATCTTTTAAAGGTTCTTTTTGAATCCAACCTAAATTTTCTAAACAAATGGTTATCGACCCCTGATTTATTTTCGGGTCTGTAAAATAATTACTATACTCAGAATTGGCTAGTAATTGTAAAATAACCCCCTCTCGTGTGATTATATAGTGGGGGATTTTATCATATTCACCGTTATAACGGTACTTTAATGATTGTAGATAATCACTAATATTTCTTGAGGTATGGGTAAGAATAATTTGATGTTTTTTCTTTTGTTTCCCCGTACCTTTAAATTTTCCATATTTTTGAATATCAACCATTAACACATAAATTAAACTTTTATTCTATGTGTTAAGATTGTTTCACATAACTAAGTCTTTTAACGTTTTCTTCATAAAGAGTCGTTGTTGTTGTGGTGTAAACCTCATCACTAATTTCTTCTAATATTTCTCTAATATCGTCATTAATAGTTTCTGTTGTTTCAATAGTAGGTTCTTCACTTTTAGATGATAAAAAATAATCTTCCTCCATTATTATGGGATTATAAACTAAATTTATCTCACCTGTTTCTTCATCAACTTTTACACCCTCATTTACACCCTCATTTACTCCCTCATTTACTCCCTCATTTACTCCCTCATTTACTCCCTCATTTACAACATCATTTACAACATCATTTACAACATCATTTACAGGTTCATTTACAGGTTCATTTACAGGTTCATTCACACGTCTTTGATTTTCTTGTAAATCAAGATATCTTTCTTCACTTGCAAATGTTTCAACAATTGGTAATGTCGTTGTTTTGGTTAAATAAATTTCAGTTTCTATTGGTAATTCCTCATTAGGTAATTCAATCACTTCCGTTTTTTCACTAACAACCTCTTGTTTCTCTTTAGATTCATAAATTTCTTTACTTATCTCATAAGTAGGATTCATCACTGAATCTGACATTAACCCACCATCTTCATCGTCACTTGGACCATCAATTTTAGGTTCGTCTATCGTTTCAACTTTTGGTTTATTATCATCAAACTTAACAAAAAAGTGTAATGATGTTAAGGATATAATTGGTAATAATCCACCCTCTAAAAATGCTAACCAACGTTTCATCGCGGTTAAATCCGTTGATTCTGAACCAAGTAACTCCCAAACAGGCGCAGTTAACTCAATCCAAGATTTAAATAAATCACCATTCGTATCAACCTCTTTAAATGAGAAAAAGATATTACCCACCATTTGAATAAATGTCACCATTCCGAACATAAACCAAACGCCACCTTTAATCTTATTTGTTGCAGCGACTAACGCTACCATCGCACCCACTTCAATCGCGATTGAAAGGTAAACAGCCCAACTTATTGGGTTTGCTAAATTATACCAAGAAACAACGTGTGAAATGGAAATAACCGCAACTAATAAAATAGGAATTAAGAACATAAACCTAATGGGGTTGTTCTTAATCCAAGTCCAAATATTCTTCATTATTTACTTAAAGTTTCAATTTCTTTATCAATTTCAGTTTGTCTGTTAACATCCAACATCTTTCTATCCGTTGATTGAATCATTCTTTTTTCAGATTTCAAACCTTCGATAGTTAAATCAGTTTTAGTAACACTAACAACCTCTAAAGAATCAATTTTTTCAGATAAAACGTCAATACGTTTATTTACTGATTTTGTGGGATTACCACAAGTGTTTAATAATATCGCCAACAATAAAAAGAATACTATCTTTTGATAATGTTTTGTAATAAATTCATTAATTTTTCCCATAATTTTAATTTTAGTCACTATAAATGTAAAAAACCTTCTATCATAATAAATAGAAGGTTAATTTTTTTTTACATATAGTCAAAAAGCTCCGAACTTTCATTCCTTAGTTTTCTAAGTGCCTTTTCTTTAATTTGTCGAACACGTTCTTTAGTTAGGTTGAAATCAGTCCCAATATCCTCTAAAGTTCTACAAGTACCCGTTATCCCAAAATAATCCTCAATAATGATTTTTTCACGTTCATCTAAAATATCTAACAAACTAATCAATTTAGTTTTTAAAACATCCTGACTATTGAATATCTCATCAGGCATATCAGCATTCTCATTTTTAATGATATCAATTAGAGTATCCCCCTCATCATTAATATTCATATCTAAATCAATGATTGATGGTAAGTTTTGAAACTTATCACTTAAATTACCACCTTTAAGTTCAATCTCTTTTTTCGCCTTATATAAATCCTGAACAACATTCACAGGTAGCCTGATAGTTCTTGCGTTATCATTTAATGATTGTAATATTGATTGTCTTACCCACCAAACGGCATATGAGATAAATCGTAGATTTTTTGACCAATCAAAGTTACGAATTGCTTTCAATAACCCGAAGTTTCCTTCATTAATCAAATCCGGTAATGGTAACCCTTGGTTTTGATATTGTTTAGCGACTGTAATAACAAAACGTAAATTACCTTCGACAAGTTCTCGTTCAATTTTACGAATATCACTATCAGATAGCTCACCTTTAGAAATTAATTCAGATAACTCTCTCTCCCTTTCAGGTGTCATAACTTTAATCTTACGAATGTCTTTCAAATAAACTTGAATCTCATCTTGGTTAATCGGAATTGTTGAATTTTTATCTTTCATCATAAGTCTTATTTAATTTGTTTAGAATATTTGTTTAACAAAGATACTTCTTTTTTTGTTAATGACGCACTACCTTCACTATTAATTTTATCTAAAATATCATTAAATTGTTCTTCAGTAACAAAATCATTAACTTTAACTTCTTTAGTTCTTTTAATTAACTTAGAAATTTCGTCATCTTCGTCATCATCATTAAATTGGTTTAACATATCTTCAAACATTTCTTCATTTAACAAAGAAAAATCACTCAATTTTTGTTCCGAAAATTTAATATCTGACATTTTGTCAGATAACCCCTCACCAAAAAGATGTGTCGAGATACTATCAGGTAACCCCGTTGACATATTGTCAGTATCGTAAGGTAAAAGAAAATACGCGGGACTCTCATCACTTAAAATAATGTCAAGATACTCGTTAACTTCTTTTAACTTAACATTAGTTGAGAACGTATAAACAGACGCTTCAGCCCCATAATAATATTTAACGTTAGAACTTTTAGTTAGTAACGCAATCTCACCCGCAATATCAACGACAAATTCGTCTTGATTATTATGTTTTTGAAACAAAAACAAAATGAACTTAAATTTTTTAGATTTCATATTGACTATTTTAAACAAAGATACTTAAAAATTCGACTTTAACAAATTATTGTGAGACATAACTAATGTTTTCTTCTTTTCTAACCTTAACAACATTATCCGACCAATTAGTCACCATAGGGTTATGTGTTATAACAAATATCTTTTCAAAGTATTCTTTAATCTTAGTAAAGAATTCTGAAACCATATCCAAATTATCGTTAGATATTTTACCGAAGACCTCATCAAAAACTATAATGTTAGGTTTTGGTAAAGAACATATTTTACTCAACACCGCTCTTAATGCCAATGATGCAATAGTACGTTCATATCCTGAACCTGATGCCATATTTTTCTCGACTTGAGTGTTATTATCAATCATAACAAAATCAACCTCATTCTTATCGTTAATCCTAACTTCTAATCTAAAATGTGAACTATCCTCAAGTAATCGTTGTAATTCAGAATTAATCAACGGCATCATAGTTTTCATAATATGTTTTGAAATTCCATTTTTACCATAAATTTCCAAGTACAATTTATAAATCTTTTCCTTCTCAGATT